CATAGGTTGAATTTTGAAAAGGAATAGCAAAATGCCTTCCTGCTGAAGCACCTGCCAACTCTGTACTATTTACTGAAAATGTAGCATACTGAGTGTTTACACTAGTACCATTGACTTTTACAAGCGAGTTACTAGTTTCAACAGTCATAACCTCAGAACCACTTTGTGTCATAACTCTTAATGATCTAGTGCTATCAGTAGCTTGTGGCTGTATAATAACTCTATCACTACCTAACTTCAATGCAGATGTAGTACCTTCTCCATCTTTTATATCTACTCCATTAGCAGTAATTCCATTATTTGAATTGTCTGCTTGTAGTATATCTTTATAACTTCCTGATAATGTTTTTCCTGTTAAACTCATAAATCTCCTATAATCCTGCTAAACTATTTAATATTAATTCTACTGTAAAAATTGTGTCATTAGCATCATTAGTTGGAGTAAATGATACTTGAAGAGCATTACCTGCATTAAAATCATTGCTACTTACATCAGAAAAATCAAACTTATATGCTGTATCATCCGATGCCATGTCTACTGTTACATCGCATACTGCTGTGCTACTTGGTACTTCATTTCCATTTGTTGCTACATGAAAACCTACAACTGAACTACCACAGGCTTCTTCGCTTCTCATTATCACTTGACTTATGTATCCATCGTAAGGTGTAGCAAAAGCCTGATACTCATTTCCACTAAATACACTAGTTCTTTCAACTATATAGCCATTCAAAGGCACAAACACTTTTGTTCCCCCTGTAGAGCCATAGTTAAATCCTGCATGAATTACATGGCGAAAAGTTTTAAACTGATCTACATATTCTTTATTTGTAATATGCTGAAGTTCTGTTGGTTGATTCACTACCGATACAGAACTTGTGCCTAGCAATAAGCCTGTAGAGTCGTCTCCAACTTTTACAGGCTTTGCATCCTTAGCTAAACTATTGTCTAATTTAAGTTCATTAGCCACTAATCAGTACCTTCGTAATGTTTCATCTTATTTCCAAACTTCTTAACAAATGCAACTGTCTCCAAATCCTCTACTCTCTTGTGTAACTTGTTTAATTGGTCTTTTTCAAACAAGGGTGGATGAGAGTCCTTCTCCAATTTATCTAATCTCTTAAAAATATTAATCACCCACCCTTCTATTTCAATTAAAGGAAATATATTATTTTTTATCCAATTAATTATCACTCCTCAGTCCTTTTATAAAACCTCTGACCATTGAGCCAAAGACATTATCGACCAGGTCTACAAACCATGGCTCTATAGTGCTATTCCAAACACCCTTAGTTACTTTCCACTTGCCTAGACCAAGGGTCATAACTTTTCCAATACTTTCAAACGCTGTTTCTATTACTCCACAAATATGCTCGTTAGGCACTTTCTTTAAAACCCATAATACTACTGCTGATGCTCCACCACCAACAATCATTCCTGAATTACCTGCTACTGCTCCTAGTAATGTATCTAACATATTATCTCCTCTTTAATAATCTTTTTTGTTATTTAAAAACTTCTCTTTCAAACCATTTCCTGACATGGCTGCGAGAATCTCTACTATTGCTCTATAACTAGCTTTTGAATCTTTTATATCTAGTTGCATCTGCTTTTGAGAGTTTATTAGCCCTATAACTATCTTTTCAAATCTTTCGTTAGCATCATCAAGGTCACGCTTTAAATCATTTTGTATCCAAGAGTTCTGCTTCCAAATAAAGTAGCCAAAAGCTGCGCACATCGCCAAAGGGACTCCATACTGATCTAGTATTGCAAAAACATCCATTAATTCTCAATAATCAATGTTTCTATGCGATTAAACCACTCATCCATCTTCGTATCCATCTTTTCTACTTTAATTTCAATCTTCTTTATTAGCTCTGATTGCTCATCTGCCTTTCTTTGGCTCATAATAGACTTATTTTCCAAAGAATTAATCTTTTCGTTGGCTATACCTTGATTCCAGCTAAATGTGCCAAATCCAATGGCTAGTGTAGTTACTAGACCGATAGCTCCTATTAATTTTTCTATCATCTATAAAACCTTATTTTTGGTGTAACTGTTGCAGTCCAGTGATTAGACGACAACTTCAAATATCGTTTTCTTTTGCACTCTTTTTTGTGACGATTTTGCATTGTATGCCTCCAAAGCTTTATCTATATCATATCCTTTTCCGTCTGTATGCTGAAGGTCAACCTTTATACCATCTCTATTTCCGTTACTATGAAATATGTAGCAGTTTTGACTAGCCCTACCATTAAGGTTAAGTGCTTTCTCAGAGTAATCATTAGCCCCTACTAAAGAGGAGCTTCTTCCAAAGTTGTCTCCAACTCTTGCGCTGTGTACATGACCGAATATAACATAGTCAATCTTTATTCCTTTTAAAGAGTACCTTCCAGCGATTTGATTTACAGCAGAATCGAGTTTTCCTCTTAGAGAGCCATGCCCATGAAGCATTAATAAATTTTGTCCTGCGACATTTATTACTAATTCTGACGGATCTCCATGTATAAATTTAATACTTTTATCTCTAAATAAATACCTTAAACATTGAAATATTGTATAATCATAGTTATCTGTAGCTACAATATCGCTCCATCCCATCTCTTTATTGGCTCTACCTTCATTTCCTATAATAGATGCAACCGTAACATTAAAGTCTTGATTAAGGTCTATAATAGCTTGCTGTAGGATGTCCACCCCAAGAAATGTAGCCTTAGCTCTGTTCGTAGCTTGATTTAAAAGTTCATCAAGTCTTCTGTCGCTATTCATTAAGTCACCAGTAAGTGCCATAACAACATTCGTAACATTTGCAGTCTTGAAATAAAGCTTAGCTCTATTGACAAAATACCTGATCCTGGAGGAGGCGACTTTAAAATCATATTTATTGTTTTCCAAGTCCACAAGTTCGTTGAAATGAACATCAGAGAATTGAATCACCCCTACAGCTTTATTATTTACCTTAAACTTATTTAAAGTTTTATGCAAATCATTCTTTTCAAAAAGCTTTACTAATTCTTTGCTGTACTCTTCTACAGCGTTTTCTATCCTAGCGTGTTCACGAAAGGATTTATTGAATATACGATTCTTGTCCTGTGCCTTCTGCTTCTGCTTGGATAGTCTTACATTCTCTCTAACTATGTCATGATCGGCATCCCATATAGGTTTAACCGTTCTGCATCGGCAGGATTTACACTTATATCGTTGCTTCCCATCGCAAAAACCTTCTTTGGTCATTCCAATGTTATAGCAAATAGGACATATTAACTCTTTAGGGTTAACCATTGACCCCCTGGCTGTTTATTGTGACTTAACTATCTCACTTAACTCTTTAGCCCTATTAGGACTATCTGACCTTGCCCATTTACTATCGAGCATCTCCTCACTAGCCATCAAAAAGTTATCATCTTTTATGTATTGTATTGTTTTTTTAAATTTTTTAACGCCAGCATATCCTATTTGGAAGATCATATCGACTAATACATCTTGGATCATGTCTGGCTTATCAAAAAACCAACATCCCCAATCGTCATCTCCCTCTATCCTGGCTAATAAACCTCGAATCTTCTTGTCGAGGATAAGGTTTGCAGTCTCTTCATCCATATATAAATCTTTTATAGCAAACCCATAACCAATAGTATCGTAACCATTGGTACATTTATAGACACGAGGTTCATATCCTTCGTGCCTTGCGATCATCTCTTTTACATTGTTTAAATCTCTACTCACTTGGAGTCCATTCACTCTTCATAAGTTCAGTCAGAATCTCACTATGAGTATAAGTTGTCATTCCATCAAAGCAGGGAGGTGTATCGCCATCCCATTTTAATATCGCTTTAGTACCATCTAAAGTCTTTCTTAATGTATCCATGCTTGATTGTATAGCACTTGAAATCATTTCATCTGTTATATCAGATACATTTACAATTACCCATTTTCTATTTTCAAAAGCCATTATGGAGTATCTCCTTTAAATTGATTTGCACCCATATTAATCATTAGACCTGGGTTGCCATCAAATATACGAACACGTATGTCGTCCCAATACAATATATCATCAGCGCTTGGGTTTGTTCCTGTGGTGTGTAAAAATATACTTGATGAAGTATCAGAAGATAAGTGGTGTCCTGAATATGTATATTGCCATTGGTCTGTAATAGTTACATCAGAAGGAGGGAGTTGTTTTTCATGTGCTGCACCTGAACCTAAACCTCCTCCATCATGCAAATAGGGTGCGCCCCCATTATATCCACTTGAGGGAATATATACGTAACCCTCCATAAGCATGAATTTATTTGCTGGATACGTAACATCACTTTCTGTTTTTGCTCCCCATCCATTATTTCCTGTTTTGTAAGTAATTTTTAATGAACCACTGCCTGTGCGTACTATGGATGTTTCTCTTGATATTACGTTGTCAGTACCTTCTGAATATTGCTCCCAACCAGTAGTGTTTGCATCAAATGTGTCGTTAGATATAAGATTACTAATACCTATAATCGCATTTTCTTGGCTTTGTATAAGAGGATAACTATCAAGCGCTCTATCGCCCATACGCCACCAATTTGTAAGATTACCTGAGCATATGCCGTCCTTATGATTGTAAGGCTCTCCGTCATTGTATATTGTTTTTACTTCTGATGTTGATAATACTTTATTATATATGGTTACATCTGAAATCTTGCCTTCAAAATAAGCTGTTGAATATCTTCCAATATAAGATGCTGCTGCACTATTGCCCAATGTTGTATCTGTTTCTGTTTCTAAGAGAACTCCATTTGCATATACTTTATTGACGCCTGCATCAGAGCTAACAGCAAGATGAATCCACTTATTTAGGCAATTAGGAATTGTTGTTATTGTACTATTCCCTGTACTATCTGCCCAAAATCTTATTTCTGTTGAAGAATTTAGCCTAAAGTATAATTGTCCAAATGTTATAATAGGTGCAACTTGACTAACTGACAATTTAACCCAAGCAGCTACAGAAATATCATCACCTGAATTAGTTTGATTTCCTAAGTTCACATAATCGTTAGTACCATCAAACTCTAGAGAATATTCATCTCTAAATACATCGCCACCCATTGTTGATATCCTTCTAGATGGAAACATTAATTTTTTACAAATCCTAGTCTTAAAACTATTGAACTCTGATTATAGTCTGCTGCTGCTTGTTGAATACCATAAACATATAAGCTTTTTGATCCTGCTTCAGCCTTACAAACCATCCCTATATTTTTTTTATCACCAATTGCAACAACTCCTGCATCGAAGGAATTTGTAATACTAAAAAAACCACAAGTCCCGTCTAATTCAGCTAATGTGTTATCACCTGATGCTATAGCATCACCAGTTTCTGCTACAGAGCCATCAGAAGCTTCTGTTATTGCAGTCGAAGCAGAAGTTATAACTAAATCTACAACGCCAGTTAAGCCTGACTCATCTACAATCATACAACATGATTGTAGTATAGATGTTCCTCCATCTACTGGTACAGCGTTTGGAATCTCAGTGACTTTAAACAATAAGTCTCCTGCTGCGCTTGAACCTGCATCATCGAAATCTGCTGCTACTGTAACATCAATCAAATCTATGTCCATATTTTCTACTGAAACTAAAGGAGCTTGAGCCATTACTTATCTCCTTCATCTTTTTTAGCTTTCTTCGGCTTAGCTTTAGGCTTTACACCTACTTCTACCCATCCATTTGCTTTTGCAGCTTCAACATCTGACTCTGCAAACATCTTCCAGCCTTTTCTATTTTTGCTTTCCATTTTAATCATTTAATTCTCCTGAGATTAACACAAAGGGGGCAAAGCCCCCTTTGTTATTATTTATAACCTAGCTATTAAGAAGCTGGGCTTACAAGTGCAAATACTCTTTTGTTTCCATTAGTAGTATTTCCTGTAACTGATGCACCAAAAACACTGTCAGCAACAAATCTTGTTGATAGTGATGGTAGGTCATAGTCACTTTGAACTCTTGCTTTCATTCCAGAGGCGTATGCAACATAAGCAGCATCTTTGTGAACCAATAAACCTAATAGTTTTTCTGATTCATCATCAACACCATTGGCGCTAAAGTTACCAGCAGGTGTTGAGCTTGCAGTTATTGTAGCTGCGCCTGCATCATAATGAGCAAAGTTGGTTGACACAACAACATTCACTCCACCCAGTTTGCCTGCAAAGCCACTAATAAATGGAACTTCTGATCCAAAAGATGAACCAGTGCCATCATATCTAGCAAAGTCACCTAATTTAAATAGGCTAGCATAACACTTAGGTGTTAATATCATTGTCCAGTCTTCAATATTAGTATCGTTTGCGTGTATTGCTTCCATCATATTAGAAACACCACCAACAATAATATCGTATGAGTCGTGAGTTGTATTAAGCTCAATAGTATTACCAGCACCATTACCATCTCCTGTTGTATGAGTATGATTAAATGCAATATGCTCAAACAACTGTAGTGATATATACTGATCTATCTTCTTAGCTAGTGCATAACCCATCTTTGATGTATATATATTCATAACATCATAACTTGCTTGCATCTTAGCTACATCAGTTATAGAGATTGCAGTATGTATACCTTGATTTACACTTAATGTGTATTGATCTTCTTGAGCAGTCGAGTCGTTAAATGCTAAAGGAGTATCAAGTAATGTTTCAGCAGCAGTTGCTGCACCACCATAAGTGTCTGAAGCAGTTAGCTCTGTATGCTTTGGTAAGTGAATTAAGTCACCACCACCTGCAACCATACCTGACAAGTCTTGGCATAACGCACCAAAAACAAGGTTTTTTTCCATGTAATCTTGAATAGATTGACCCCATACTTCTGGTATAAAGTATTGAAGTGTCGCATCTACTACACCAGTATCTTGAAGACCACCAGCAAGTCCAACTGCATTGGTTGGAGCAAGCGCCATCTTATGATTACCTGCATAACCATTCATCGCCCAGTTTTGAATATTATTTAATAATAAATTCATTTATTTTAACCTACCTTTATAGTTTTACCTTCTATTTGCTTGAGCTTGAGACTGTTGAGCGTAATATAATCTTTTTTCCGTATCGCTCATTTCTGAGTAAGGCTTACTAATAGTAGTCTCCTTAACTCTTCCAGGGATATGCTCTGCGTTTGAAGGTTTTTGATTGTTAAATTTATTTACAAAAAGTCGAATTGTGCCGATATCCTTATCAGACAACTCTACTCTATCTTCTTCAGGTAGTTGCTCCAATAACGAATTACGAGTTTCTGTCTCGAAAGCCTCGTATTTGTCTTTAAAAGGAGATAATGTATCAACCTTTTTTTGGAGTTCTTCAGCAAGCTCTTGATACTTCTCTTGCTCTTTAAGTCCTCTAACTTTAGCAGTTTCTTTTTCTTTTTGAATGTCTGCTAATTGTTTGGATAATTCCTGTTTAGAGTGTCTTTGTTTTTTTGCGTTTTCTACCTCTTCGTGATAAAGCGCTTTATAATCTACATTGCTATCTGCTTGTGTAGACTGAGCATCTTGCCCTGCATTTTCTTCTAATCCCACTGGATTTGTATTTACTTCTGACATCTGTCATACCTCCACATGTTGTGTTTTTTTTATTTTATAAATACAATATGTTGTATTTATCCTATTGCGTAACTTATATTACATTAGGT